TCTCAGCAGCTGCCTTTTCGTTCTTTGGGCGCACACGCCAGACAGAGGGCACAGCCGCGCCAGGCATGTTATAGTCCACGATCCAAGCCACGAATTGCTCGCGCATCGTGTCTGTGAGCAGATCACCGTCGCTATCCACCAGTAGATCCAACATCTCCTGATGCACCTCGCCCAAGGCGCGCGATCCGCCCTGATCGCCGGCTTGCGTGGTCAGGGTCTCGCCCGTGGTGCAGATCGAGATTTGTCGATCCCAATAGGCCAGGAACTGTTCATAGCTGACGGCTCCAGATCGGGACGCTTCCAGAAACGCGACATCGGTGCCGATCGGCACGGTGATCGCGGATGCGGTGCGGGCACTCACCAGAGTGTTGAGCAGCTTGTTCTGCTCCCCGGAAAGAGTGCCATAGGGGGTTTTTCCGACCACGGTGGGGCCTGCGAATTTTTCCAAGAAGTGCAGCCAGAAGGTAATGCCTTCACGCTTGAACAGTACCGGCCAGAACAGGCGCGTGCCAATGCCGAGCCCATAGGGGTTGTTGCCCTTCACGCCGACACGGTGAACGATGAACTTGCGCTCGGGAAGCGCGATGCCTTCCATCATGGCGGTCCATGTGAGCAAACGCGGCTTTTTATCTCGATCGAACACAAAGCGGCGTTGATCATCGGTCTCAATGCGTTCGGGCTTGATCCGAGACCCATCTCGACCCCAAACGATCTCGCTGACCGCATAGCCTTTCAATGTGGCATCCAGCAGATCCTCACAGATGCGATCGAACGGCAGGGCCTTCAGCTGCTCTTCGACCAGCTCGGCTGCTTCCTTGTCGATCGAACGATCTCCGCCCGGCTGTACCTCCCATTCCCGCGCCACCAGGGACTTCTTACGCTTTTGCAGCATGGCAAAGGCATGGGTGTCGCGCTCGATCTCATCATAGATCTTGAGCCCCTTGCCGCCGCCTTGCTGGATCAGCGTGTCGTCGGCATGCTGGAGCACGCCGGTGAAAAACGGAATGGTGATGTCATTGGTTGCATTTGCAATCAGCGTCCGGGCCTCGGTCGGCAGATTGCGGCGGGTCTGATCTGCGAATGCTGCCGATTGTGGTGCGGCCAACTTCGACTTATTTTTACGTTTGGCCATTATCGCCTCCAGAAGTCTTGAATTGAAATCCCCTGATCGCGCTCGGCTTTTCCTGTATGCCGCTTTGGGCAGGCCTGCACATCATGGTATTTTGAGCCGCAATAGCTGCACCAGAGCGCATGTCGCCTGGCAGAGCCCTGAAACGTGGAGGGGCATGTTCGAACGTCGTGAAGCGCGGAGCCGCAATAACTGCATCGCATTCATCGTCCTCCCAGTCTGAACCCGCCCCACCGATCCTCTCCAGCCGAGGATGATGCTGTTTGCATTTGACCGGCGGCACCACCGCCTGCGTAGAGCAAGGTGTTCTGCCACAGCATGTCGAGACAATCAGGGCCGTCGTCATGGTCGGCATTCGGCCATTGCTGCAGCTGATCGATCAGGGTGCTGTGCGTCGAAGAGAAACGGATCATGCCGGATGCGACGGGTGGCTGCAGGCGTTCAATCCGCAGGTCCTTGTCGGTGGATGGCGTGATCGGAATGGCCGAAATCCCGACACCCTGCTTTGCAGCCTCAACCATCAGGCTGGTGCGCAGAAACTCCTGAAACTGCACCGCTTCGACAAACCACAAAAGTGCGTGATATTCGCGCTGCAGGGCGATGGTGTCAGAAATGATGATATCCGGCAGGCGCTTGCGGATCGAGGCTTCGACCACATCCATCCGGGCATTGAGCCGATCATAGCCCCCGATCAGAATGGCGGATGGGTCGCGCCCCTTGCCTTTCTTGCCAAGCGAGGGGTCGATCGCGCCAAAGAAGATCCAGTCCGACTGGCGCTGCACCCAATATGTGAGATCGCCAAACGGGTTGCCCTCAGAGATCGGCTTGTTCTGATATTCTGTCATGAACGCGGCCAGATCGGCCGCACGCTCCAACATCAGGAAGATAAGCGGCTGCACATCCGGCCAATTGACCACTGCGCCGACATCCATTTCAGCGCGATGATCTGCGTAAAAGGCCACGGCGGCCTCTTCGCCGTCGTTCCTGTACGCCTCTTCGAACTGATCCCAGAGGTCCATGCGGTCCGGCATTTTAACCAGGGCCTGAAACTGCGTGACCTTCCATGCCGGAGCCTTTGCAGCACGAACGATCACCGCATCAAAGTGCAGCACGGTGCCCACCCAGATCACATCCATACTGCCATCGGGCGGGCCAACCTTGAGCGCCGCCCGGTAAATCCAGTTCCAGAGCTTTTTACGCTGCTCCGGGCTGGCAACATTTTCGTCGTTCTCGATGTCATCAAGGAACAAAAGATCGGGGCGATAGGGGCCATGGCGACGGCCACGGATCTTCTTAGCGGCCCCAAGACCTTGCACCTTGATATTGTTGGCGGTGATGATTTCGCCCTCACGCCAGATGCGCCCAGCCCCAAAAGCGTCAGGAAAGTCATTCTTCAGGCGGCTGTTTGTGGTCAGCTCCGCTTTCAGGGCCTCAATCAAAAGCGCGGCCTGCTCATAGACGTCACAGACCTCAATGATGTAGCGCTTCAGCCCGCGCACGATGCAATAGAGCGCAAACCCAAGCGAGAGGTGCGTGGATTTAGAGGACCCACGCGGCGCAATAAAGAGATCCTTAACGCCCTTCTCAGACGCGAGGATTTCCGGCACACGTGCAAAAATTGCCTGGTGAAACAGGCTGTGATCACCGCGCACATAGTGTGGCAGATAGGTCTCCATAAAGAACTGAAACCCATCGTCCTCTGCCACGCGCCGCAGCCGGTCAGCTTTCGCGGCGGGATCGGACGGGAAGGCCTCGACATTGAGCTCAATATGGAGCGCAAAATCGTTGGCCATCTCCGCAAGGTTTTCGCGAAAGTCCTTTTTGCTGACGGAGGCCTTCAGTTTAGGCCGCCGGGTCATGACGTATAAATCTCTGCCAGATGCTCACCAAACGGCTCAATGATTTCAAGGATGGCGCTGGCATGGTGCGGGAACTCATCACGCACAAAGTCCAGGAGCTTCGACATCACGTCTTGGGCCACACCAAGCTCTGACACCTTGGGCGCAAATCGTTTGGCACTCGCCGCCATTTTCGTCATGGCATCAGAGAGAGACACCAGCATAGCGACCTTCTCGGTCGTCGAGTGATTTCCGCCCTTGATTTCGTCAAGTATTGACTGTGCTTGCATCATGAAATCTTCGACGACGCTGGAGACAACGGCCTCAACACCTTCGCCCGCGATCACATGTGCCGTGCGTGCCCGATCCCAATCATCACCTTGCGCTTTGGCTGCACGCTTCCAACGCCCCACCGTTGCCTCAGAAATCCCGTAGGCGGCGGCAATCGTGGCCTGCGTGAAACGGCGAAAGACATAATCAGAGCGGGCCTTACGCTTGAGCTCTTCGTTGTTACGAGCCATTGAGCCCCCCTGCGATGACGAATGCGATGGCAGCTGTAATCAGGCCGCCGACGATTAGTCGAAAAATCCATTGAATGCCCGACTGAATGCTCTTGAGAGATTCAGAGGTGCTGACGCGCCATTGGGCCATGCCAGCCTCATTGCGCTCCAACTGCGTCAGACGTTTCTCATGACCGTCAATACGACTGTCCGCCCGGTTCATACGGTCTGAGATGTGGGACGGCACATCGGTCATTTACGCGCCCCCAGCCATTTTCCTGCGACGTCTTTGACGGTGTGCCCGCCCATATAGAGCGTCAGATAAAGTGCGGTGAGCCCCATGAGGATATCGTAAGGTGGTTGCGGCAGCGCGATCTTGAAGAACGCGTTTGCGATGTGCAGCACGATCACCGACCAGAACCAGAGGACGCCGAGGCCCCACATGCCAGCTGGTCGCCAAGCCCAACTCCAGAGCGGCCCCTTGGCATCCAGTTCCATCGCAGTGCGCTGAAACTCCAATTCCTGCGAATAGAGCGCAATCATTTCAGGGGCCATGGCTTCAACCTCTGCAATGGCAGATTTGACCACCGCTGGCTCATCGCGGGCGAGATCGGGCAAGTCATCAATCGTGGCCCCGGCGCGTTCCGCGATGGTACGGATCACGTCAGATACCAGGCCACCAGTGGCATCGCCGAGCTTCTTTGAGAGGATCTTCTCGATGATCGGCGCTCCGACCTCGACGGCAAGGGAAATCAAAAGGGCGTTCATTCAGAAACTCCGCAGAAATTTAGCAAGGGATGGAAGGCGTTTGGCGATACGCGCAGCAATCGCATCGCGGTAATGCCAGGCGCGCCAGAGCGCCCAAAGCGCGACCAGGGCGAGGGGCAGAAAGAGCCAGAGCGGGTCAATCCCGGAAGCCGCGATTTCGTCGGCATTGTAAGCGGTCGGCGCTGCAGGAAGGCTGGACGTTGCTGTCACTGCGGCAGTGGACTTTGCTTTTGCCCGCGCATCGATCATGCGCTGCAGTGTGGACAACGTGGCGCGGCCGATTTTACCATCCACTGTAAGGCCATGGTCCTCTTGGAACCGTCGCACCTCAAAGGCATGGGGTTTAGAAATATCGCCGCCAACCAGATACCCAAGGGACATGAAATCTGCGAGGATTTTGGCCTTTTCATCGCCTGACAGAGGCACAACCCAGCGCGCAATTGAAAGCGGCGCGGATTTGGGTTCTGTGGCGACCGGATAGACGCCATCAAAGAGGATTTTCAGCTCACGCTCACGGCGCTTAACCAAACCAGTGATGACCTTGCCGCCGCCTTTTGTCCAAAGCCGAAACTTCGCCGAGATTTCGGCGCGCGGTGCCCTGGCAAGCCAGAGCCGCACCCAGCTGGCCCTTTGGATTGCTCCGCTGTTCCAATGGAACGACACGCCCGCATCAAACTCGTGCTGATCAGCATTCGGCATCGCGTCATTGACGGTCGGCTCGTAATTGAGATTGAGCGCCTGACGCGTCAGATCGCGGGACTGCTGTTTCGTGATGGTCATGCCCGCCTTGGGCGTGATCACACCCGAGGCAGCGGTCAGGCCCATGCCGATGGTCCATTTGCCCACAACATCGCGATAGGCACGCAAAACGTCGCCTTCCTCGAATTCGAGTGCTTCGATACCTTTTTCGCTGGTTTTCATGGTGCCTCGCGCGATTTTTTTCAGCAATCGCACACCCAACAAAAGCAATCCCCCGGACACAGGTCCGGGGGATCATGGTTCTTCGTGAAAAAGTGGGAGCTGTTCGGGAGGATCACCGTTGGCCAACCGACGCACATGTCGCTGAGAAATCCCAAGCGCCCTAGCAATCTGGCTACGGGTCATGCCATTGGCTCTAAGCTTTTCGACCTCTTGTCGCCGCAGACTGCGGCGACCATGCGGAACATAGAGCTGTTGACCACTCATATAGTGACATAGCGCATTTGCCTGCTCTTCGCCTAGTAGAGAAATCAGTTCATGCCCATCCTTCAGCCTGAGGGGGAAATTCACCTCCTGTCCGCCATAGTGCTGCATCAGCTTCAAGGCGGTGCCAAGACCGAGAGTTTCAGCTACTTCAATGAGTGATCCGGGAAGATGCGCTTCAGCCATTGTTGCCGCCCCGCTCGGTGGCAATGCCAGCGCGACGGCACCAAGCTTTAAGCGCCTCGATCACATCGCTGATTTGATGCGCATCCGTCATCGCATCGATGTCGATCGGCACATGCCCCCACTTGCCCTCGAATTGCGCACGAACAAAGGCATTGATGCCCTTCGCGCCCCCAACACGGACCTCACCGGCCTGATACAAGAGCCGCCACAGGACATG